AAAATGATGGTAGGCGAAAGGCAGCCCCATCTCCTGCATCATCTCATTGATTTGTTCGTAAGTCATGACAACGCCTCCACGATCAAATGTTCTAACAACTGCACACCGTTTTCTTCTGCAGGAGCAATGTGCGGCTTGCCGGATACACGACCACCGCCACGCTTGGCATGGCCTTTCTCCAATAAATGTGCCAGTTGATAACGATTCTTACTGTGGACAGTCATTTCAAGAGAATGGCTGTTTTCCTTTGTCTTTTTGGCAGTCCAGCTTTTTGAATACGCACCCGTTCGCTTTGGAGCATTTGCAGATATTTCATCTTTTACAGACTTTGCAGTTTTTCTGACCGCCTTTTTCATTGACGTATCTGCAAGGTCTGCATATTCCGTCAGACCTTTCATAATTTCATCAGCCATTGCATCAACTGTAGCCATCGGAAGCACCTGCCTTTCGTATCTCACCCTCGATTTTCATGTAGTTGTTGTGGTCGTATAAAGGAGTAATTCCGGTGACATTGTAAATGTTATTCCTGAAAAGAATACGGAAATTGGTGCTGTTGATGTTCAGCGATGCAGGACTCTGTCGAACCAGAAACTCCAGTTTTTGCACCTCTTTGGTTATCCCTGCATCCGTGGTTTCCGTTGCCGTCTTTACAGTTACCTTTGCCCATAGGGAGAATGTTTCTTCCCATTTTGTAGTATGGTTGCCGATCTCATCAATAACCGTTCGATGTTCAAGTATTGTGATTCTCTGATTCAGGTTTCCAATTTCCATTACATCACACCCTCTCGCTGTGCAAACAAAATTGAACGAAGATTTAAGGTCAGCTTTTTGTAATCAGGATTACTTCTGTTTTCATAAAGATACCCAAGTGCGAAAAGCATCGCTGTCCGCACGGTATCTTCATTTTCAGCAAGTGCTGATTCATCCATTCTGCCAACGTCCATCACAAGTTGTTTTGACGTAAAAAGAAGATTCTGAATCAGCTTATCATCTTCCTCGTAATCTACCCTGAGATAGTTTTTTGCCTCTTTCAGCGTGATCATAATATCACGCCTTTTTGATGGTAAGTGTCTTGACGGCTTCCGGAAGAATGAGCTTGCCGTCTACACGCTGGGAGGCAAGGAAACCGACCTGTCCGTTCATGGCAAAGAGTTCATTCAAACGCTTCAGGCTTCTGCCCTGACGGTCGGCGATCCAATAATAGGAGAGGTCGCCAAATGCGATCGGCTTTGCACCTGCTGCAGAAACCGGAGCATATACAGAAGTAACATACGGACGATTGAGAATGGTGTCAGGAAGTCCGCTGCTGACGGCGGGCTGCCAAATATAGTTTCCTGTGTTGTCCTTCAATTTGCGGAGAGCCTTTACTGTCTGTTCATTCAGCACCCACACTGCCTTCTTGCGGTACGGACTTCTGAGGGAGTAGAAAAGTTCCATCACATCATCAAATGTGATATTGGCAGTAGAGGTGGAAGTGCCGTCTTCCGCACCGCCTGTTGCATTGAAAATGCCGGTCGGTTTTCCCTTGCCGTCACCGATAAGAAATGCTTCTTCTTCCTTGGAACCGATTCTTCTTGCAAATTCCTTTGCAATGTATGACGGCAAATCAAATACAGAATCGTTGAGAAGTTCTTCGGAGATCTTGATAGCTGTACCAACCTTGTATGCAGAAAGTGCGATCTGACCGAAAGAATCATCAGAAAGGGAATATGCTTCCTCTTCCTCCATCCACGATGCTTCGCCCTTTTGCGTGATAACAGGAATCTTTCTGTCACCGCTTGATGTCTGAATTTTAGTAGCAAGAGGTCTGAATACGTTTTCTTCTTCAAGAGCGGAAATCAGCTTCTTTTCATACTCATCAGGCACAAGATAACCGCCCTCTGTGTCTGTACCGATCTGCAAGTCGTTGTGTACATCGATCCAGTTGCGGTTTCTGACGCTATTCCAGAATGCTGTTTTATAGGCATCGCTTGCTGTACCTGTCTTTTCCGTTACGTCCGGTGTGGCAGGCTTACCGAGAACAGGTGTTGAGGTCGCCTTATTCAGTTCTGCTTCGATTTCAGCTTGTCTTTCCAGACGCTGAATTTCCTTTCCAAGGTCTACAATAGTCTGTTCCATTGCATCATAGGTTTTGGAATCTTCCTCACTAAGAACGCCGTTTGCGTTTCTCTTGCTGTCAAGGAAGTCACGTGCAGTGTCCCAAGCCTTCTTTCTCTTTTCTCTGAGTTCTTTAATCGTCATAGCCATAGTGATAGTCCTCCAATCAATATTTCAGTAATGCCAGCCTTTTTTCAAGCTGATTTATCGGTACACCTGTTGCAGGTGCTGCTGCGGATATTTTCTGCATCAGTGATGCAGTTGTCACGGACGGAGAGTAAAGCATGGAATTCTGTGCTTTTTGGGGGTTCTTTTCTTCATCCGGTTCTTTTGGTGGATTTTCTTCCTCATCAGGTTCACTCTTGGAAGGTTCATCAGAATCGTCATCTTCTTCAGATTCTTTCTTGGAAAAGAGAATCCCGTCCACAAAACCAAGCTGTTTTGCTTTTTTCGCATTCATCCATGTTTCTTCATCCATCATCTTTGCAATTTTACTTCTGCTGAGATGTGTCTTTTCCTCGTAGGCATTGATAATGCTTTCTTTGACTTCATCCAGCAAAGTAATTGCCTTTTCCATTTCAGTCTTATTTCCCATTGCAATGGTGGCAGGATTATGGATCATGAGCATTCCTGTCGGAGAAATCCATGTTGTATCACCTGCCATTGCTACGACAGATGCCGCCGATGCTGCAAGGCTGTCAATTTTAACAGTAATCCTGCCTTTATGGTTTTTCAGCATAGTGTAAATCTGACTTGCTGCGAACACATCTCCACCCGGACTCGAGATCCAAACGGTAAGATTACCCGGATGTTTGTTCAGTTCATTCTTAAATAACGCAGGAGTCAGTTCATCACCATACCATGTGCTGCTTGAGATAGGTCCCTCAAAATACAGCTCTGTTTCTGATGTTTCTTCATTTTTGATAAAATTCCAGAACTTATCCATTTTCATCGTCCTCCTTTTTCTGCTTTTTATCTGAATAAGCAATTCCTGCATCATGGAGGCGGCTCATCGAACCATTACAAAGATACAAGTTTCCACCTTCCTCCTCAGAAATCATATTCATATCTTCAAGTTCTCGGATATCATTTGCCGACATCCAGCCATTCTGTCTTGCGGTAGCATAGCCCTGCATTCTGGAAGCATAGTCGCCACGCAGTAGTCCGTCTACATTGAACTTCACGAAATACTGCCCTTTTTCAGAATCAGAAAGAAGTGCTTTTTGCAAAGACTGCTCCCAGCGAACGATCCAAGGATCAAGGCTGTATTTGACAAAATCAAGCGACAGATGTTCCACATTGGAAAATGTTGCATGGTCAAGGTCGCCAATCATAGTACATTCTTGCAATCTCCTCAATCTGAAACTTTCTGGTTTCCAAAAACTGTGCTTCATTATTCGGAATTGCAATGGGTGTGAACTTCATGCACTCCTCTAAAACTGCGACCTTGTGAGCGTTTCTTCCGCCATAGGCTCTTTGCCATGCGTCACGCACACGTTCCGGATTTTTGATCACTCCGGGGTGTTCTAACACGCCACTTGGTGAAGCACCATTTCCGAAAAACGAATCACCATATTCTTCGCAGGCAATAGAAATGCCGATTGCATTTTTTGCAAGTGCAATCGGCGAATATCCAACCAGACCATCAAATCCAAGTCCAGGAATATGCAGGACTTCATCAGCATAAAGAATGATGTCGCCCTGTTCTTTCAGATTGGGATTTGCTTCATCATAACGGCTGTAAATATATATCAGGCGTTTTTTCTCATCACGGTCAACTTTCATTTTGTCCGGCATCAAGGGATACAGTCCTAAAACATCACCTTTGCCATTTCGAATGATCTGTGCATAGGCATTTCCGTAGATAAGCAGATGTGACATCAAGGTTTCTCGGAAAACAAAAGAAGTCATTTCAGAATTCGGCTGATCGTGGAGTAAAAAGTAAAGCGGGTGATTTGGCACTCGCTCTTTTCCGTTTTCGTTGTATTTGTACAAATGCAGTGGCAGCTGTGCGATAGCTTCTGACAGTACACGCACACAGGCATAAACCGCAATATGCTGCAGGGCTGTTCTGTCGGTAACTCTTTTTCCGGCATTGCTTCTGCCGAAAAAGTATGTGTATGACGGACTGTCATAACTGTTTTGAGGCTTATCTCTGGACTTGAAAAGTCCTGTAAAAATACTCATGAAATCACATCCTTTCTTGACTTTTCGTATATGGGTGTGGTATAATATGCTAAACAGAATGTAGAGCAGTTGCTCTACAAATCAAAATTTGTGAGGTGGTATAATGAATAAAATTAAGCTGACTGCACTTCCTTGTATATGTGCAGATGTTTTTTACGGTACTGAAATAATCAGACCGGGAGGAGAAGCATTGAATTTTGCTGCTCATGCCTCGCACTTTAAGGATATAGATGTTACGCTTCTTGGTGTTGTCGGAAAAGATAAATATGCAGAAGCGATAATGGATTCAATATCAAAGCTTGATATTGATAAAAACCATATACGCATTGATGAAAGGTATCAGACTGCAAATAATATGACTTATCTTACAGAATCGGGCGATAGGTATTATAAAGATGATTCATGGAACGGAGAAATTCTCGATAACATCGTACTGAATGATAATGAAATCAAAATCTTATCAAGGTCCGATGTAGTCTTTGTTCATTTCTGGGCTTCGTGTTTTTCGCAAGTAGTTGAACTGAAGGAAACTCTTGGCTTTAAGCTTGCGGTAGATTTTGATGTATATAGAGATTTTGCAGATATGGAACGATTTGCTCCGCATGTTGATTTCTTTATGATAAGCGGCTCGGAAGAACTCCTGCCGAGGTTCAAAGAATTATCGAATAAATACCGTTCCCTGTTCAACGTGTCACTTGCAGAACGTGGAAGCGTTACATACTTTAATGGACAGGAATTCAAAGTGCAAGCCGTGAAAGTTGAAAGCATAATTGACACGACCGGTTGTGGTGACAGCTATCACGCCGGATTTGTCTGCTCATATATGCTCGAAAATAATATTGAAAAGGCTATGAATGTCGGTTCTGAAATTGCAGCAGAAACCTTAAAACATTACGGTGGATTCTGAATAATCAGAAACACAACTTCCCATTTGTAGGGGTAATCACAACTACAAAATCAACATCTCCCTTGAATCATAAACCGATTCCTCAGACACACACCCACAGCGGATTGCACGGTCAAGAACCATAATCATGGCAACTGCACCGTCAATCTTCTCTGTGGATTTTTCTTTGTCCGGCTTGATGTTTCCGGCAGGGTCACGGCGAATGAAGATGTTGTCCATCATCCACCTTAAAACAGGATGTCCGTTGTGTGCAAGCGTCTGTTCCAAGGTCAGTTTCATCAATTCCTTGGTCGGCGGGCTCATATCTTTGTAGCCCTGCCCGAACTGAACCATCGTGAATCCAAGTCCTTCCAAATTCTGTGACATCTGCACCGCACCCCATCTATCGAATGCTATCTCCTTGATGTGAAACTTCTGCCCCAGTTCATCGATGAAATTTTCGATAAAACCGTAGTGAACCACATTCCCCTCAGTGGTTTTCAAGTATCCCTGCCGTTCCCATACATCATAAGGAACGTGGTCACGTCTTACTCTGAGTGGCAGTGTTTCTTCCGGCAGCCAGAAGTAAGGGAGAACATAATAATGCTCATCTTCATCTGTTGGCGGAAATACCAAAACAAATGCTGTTATATCTGTTGTAGAGGAAAGGTCAAGCCCACTATAGCAGATACGCCCAGCAAGCATCTCTTCATCAAAGCTGAGCTTGCATTTATCCCATTTCTCCATCGGCATCCAACGCACTGCCTGTTTTACCCATTGATTGAGTCTTAATTGTCGGAAAGCGTTCTCTTCGCCGGGAGTTTCCTTTGCAGAATTACACGCAGCCACCACCTTATCCATGCCGATGGTCTTATCCAGACTTGAATTTGCCTTTTTCCAAACCTTCGGGTCAGTCCAATCTTCCGATTCATCTGCACCATAAATAACCGGATAGAAAGTCGGATCATGCTTTCTGCCCTCCAGAATGTCCTTTGCCTTTTGATGAACTTCATAGCAGATGCTGTTGGTATCCGTTCCGGCTGTGGTAATCAAGAAATACAAAGGCTGCATTCTGGCATCACCGGAACCTTTTGTCATAACATCGAACAGCTTTCTGTTCGGCTGCGTATGAAGTTCATCAAACACACCCCCGTGAATGTTGAAACCGTGCTTGAAGTAGGCTTCTGCCGAAAGCACCTGATAGAAGCTGTTGGTCGGGATGTACACGATACGCTTTTGTGAGGTCAGGATCTTCACTCGTTTGGAAAGGGCAGGGCACATTCGCACCATGTCGGCAGCCACATCAAACACTATGGCAGCCTGTTGGCGGTCGGCAGCACAGCCATACACCTCTGCACGTTCTTCGCCATCGCCACAGGTAAGCAGCAAGGCAACTGCAGCGGCAAGCTCTGATTTGCCATTTTTCTTCGGAATCTCAATGTAAGCCGTGTTGAATTGTCGATAGCCATTCGGTTTCAAGATTCCGAACAGGTCCCGGATAATCTGCTCCTGCCAGTCCAGCAGTTCAAATTTCTTTCCTGCCCAGGTGCCTTTGGTGTGGCTGAGGCATTCAATAAAAGAGACAGCATAGTCTGCCGCCTTTTTGTTATACTTGGAATCCTTCGCCATAAAACGGGTCGGTTTAAATCTTGCCATTGCTCTCACCTCCAAACAAAAAAGACCTGCCAAAAGCAAGTCTGCATCATTTATTTTAATGCCCTCATGGGGCAGTTTTTTAATCGAGATTCCATTCCCATTGTAACCATATTACCATATAAATTCAAGTATAGCAAGTCATAAAGGAGAAATATACTGCACAAACATCGCAGGGTTATTTTGTGTACTATATTTCTTCGGTACGAGCCACAGCCCCTTGGGTCGGGGGCTGTTTGGAAAGTGCAGGGAAGTTTATCTTCCAGTCATGCATTCCCATTCAAATTCGCAGGCATTTTCGTATTCCTCATCGAAAATAGCATCGTCATCAATGTAGTCCTCCTTGAAGTCGATTCTGTCAATGCCCTCAAAAATCGTTTCATTTTCTTCTGCATCTGCCTTTGCAAGGTCTTCTGCGTTTTTCTCAACCCATGCTGTGAACTCTTCGTCGTCCATGCTGTCCTCATTTTCAATTTCAAGGTCGTATTCGTAATCCTCATCAAACCATGTGATGATTGCCTTTGCGATTCCGTATGATACCATTGTGTTTTCCTCCGTTTTTCGTGGTTTTTTGGTTGTTTTCCCTTTCGGTGATTACATATTACCGCATAGTGTGTATAATTGCAAGCGGCTAAACTGCCAGAATATACAGTCTGAAAACCGTCCCTGTATTGTGTAGATTATGACAGCAAAAAAGCAGCCGCCACGTTTGCGTTTGTGGCGTTGCTTTTCAAATTGGAAAGGTATTCGGAATCGGGTTTACTTGCCGTTAAAGGCGAACGTGCGGGCTGTCAGTCCCTGATTACAATCGGCATCAGACCGTTTGGTGTGGGAATGAAAAGTTCAATATTCCAAAATCGCTGTTTGTACTTTTCCATAAGTTCAGCAGAAAGATCTGTAAAATCTTCTGCTCCAAGACCTGCGATGAAAAATGTGCCTTTGATGATGTCGCCTGTTTCAGGAAGCATTCTGTTCCACTCTGTATCAGATTTCAACTTTGATTCATCATCACAAACAAGAGCGATTTCATCTTCAAAAGGGTATATTGCTTGCAGATACCCGCCAACCGTTTTCTGCATGAATTCCAGACTGCCGTCGATTTCAGCTTCTCTTGGACGTTTTCTCGGTTCAACGATAAGTATTTTCATATGGGTTTCCTTTCTGAGCCACTTTGCTGGTTTGTGTGGGGCTTTGCTTCAAATGGGATAATTTACGGAGGGAATCCCTGAATTGCCACACAGCCAAACGTGGCGGCTTGTATTCGGTTATTCTGCTGTGCTGCGGTGAATAATGCTGATGATTTTTTCCTGTTCTTCTGGGGAGATTCCTAGGGCTTTAAGAGCCTCATGGGTTCCGCAGTCGGGACAAATCAGCGTTTCATTATCAGTTCTGGAAAGTGCAGGAACTTCAGTATAAACACATCCGCATTTCGGGAAGGTTCTTTCATTCGGGATTTCATTTTTCATTGTTGGCAACTCCTTTCAGGCTTTTTTCGTATGCTTCATCAAGGTACTTGAAATCAAATCCGAAAATGGTGTATCCGAATTTGCAGGTGCTGACATATGCAGGAGTTGGAATCCAAAGCCTGCGTTCTTCATGCATGATATACACAAAAGCATCCACCGTTTTTCCGGTTTCGGAAAGCCGGATTTTCATATTTTTCTTGTAGTAGAAATTAGGATAGCCCTCGTAAATATCAAGGCTGTGTTCATCGGCAGCAGTCACTTTCCAGACAGCAACCGGAACAACTGAACCCTTCTTTTTTTTAATAGTGAGGTAAGAGCCTGTCTTGCTTCCTTTGTAGAGAAGTTCATAATCTTTGAATATTACAATGACATGAATGATGAACAAAAAGCGGTTTTCCGGATACAAGCTACTATTCCAGAAGGTGCATCTTTGAAAATAGGCAGTTTCGGCACTTTTTATGATAGACGAAAAGGTTTGCTTACAGAGCGAATTCGTAAACTGTTAGGATAATCCAATGGTTATGATTTCTATTGTTTGAACAGGAGTGATATGTATGGTTTCAGAAGAGTTGAAAGCTATTATTGACACGCTCAAGAATCAAGGTCGGCAAACTGAGAGCGACATGGACTTTTTCGAGCCCGCTACTGAAGATCAAATCTCTGACTTTGAAAAGAATAACAATCTTTCTTTCCCTTCAAAGTTCAGAGAATGGTTGCTTTTTTCTGACGGTGGTGAATGCTTTTTGCCCGCAAGTGTTCAGTTCTATGGTGTTGCACATAAGCCCCTTATTGATGTTAGCAATCAGACCAGACCTGATGACAGTTACGTTGTGATTGGCGGAACACCGAATGGTGATCCTGTACTGATAAAAAAGGATTCAGAAACCATTTCAATTTATAATAAAGAGGAAGGTAAAATTGAAGAAGAGGAAGTGTACGATGACTTCTTTGCATTCTTAAATGGTCTCTATGACTATCTCGGCATGGGAGAGTGATCCTATGGCAAGAGATAATGCTGCTTGTAACAGAGCAATCAGAAAAGCATGGCGCGCGAGCGGGAACTTGTTCTTGCTGGAAAAGGCTCACGAAATTGGACACCAGAGCAACGAGAACAACTAATCACTAAAGGTAAGGTATATGACGCCGATGGAAAAGCCTTTATTGGTCAGCATATGAAAAGCGTCAGTGGTTTCCCTGATAATCAAGGCGATTCAACTTCTCTCGCAAGAGGAACACCTTGAAGCACATAAGGGAGATTGGCATAATGTAACGAATTGGTATTATGATCCAGACACAAAGACATTTTATGATTTTGAAGTATATGATTATAGCAAATTCCCTCCCGATGACTACATTAATTTTCGCCCCGAAGAAGCTATAATACCGGTTGATTCTTCCTCGGAGAAGTCACAGGAAAAGCAAGCGGAAGAGAACAAGCCACCAGAAAAAAAGAAAGAAGAGCCGTCCAAACTGCCGAAATCCAAAACGCGCCCTTGATGGTAAAATCGAACTAAATAATCGAATAAATGAAAATTTAGAGCTGCGGGCTCAGGCTTTATTTAAAAAAGTAATTGTAAACAATTGTAGTAAAGAAAATGGCGTTTTAGGTGATTATTGTATCGTAAAATCTGGATTTGCTTTTAAAAGTTCTTGGTGGACTGAAAATGGAGTAAAAGTTATAAAAATTAAAAATATAGATGATGGAAAGATTAATCTTAATGACTGTTCGTTTGTTTCATTTGATAAAATTGAAAAGGCAAAAGATTTTCTTGTTCATGCAGGAGATGTTTTAATAGCAATGACAGGGGCAACTTTAGGAAAATTCGCTATAGTGCCACAAATCAACGAACCACTTCTTGTTAATCAACGTGTTGGTAAATTTTTTCTTGGTGACAATCCAATAGAAAAACTTCCTTTCTTATATTGTACTTTAAAGCAATCAGAAGTAATCACTGAAATTATAAATCGTGGGCAAGGCAGTGCTCAAGCAAATGGATGTAGCGAAAGTTGCATATCCGAAATTCCTTGA